GCGGCGGCGGCAGCCAAGGCGGCCAAAGACGCGGCGGAACGAAAGAAGCAGGAAGAAGCTGCAGCGGCGGCTCGAGCGCGAGAGCAGGCAGCTCTTGTTGCGCGTGAGGCGGCTCGCAAGGCGCTAGAAGAGAAAGAGTTGGCGCGAGTCACTGAACAACGCAGGGTAGCTGCAGAGAAGAAAGCTGCGGCGGAGGCAGCGGAGCGTACGCGGCGTTTGCGGGAGATTGCTGATTCGTCAAGAGATCAGAACTCATTTTATCAGCAAACGATGAACAAGTTGACGCCTAACGATGGTAAAGAGTACATCGGCGGACAGCTGGTTGGAACAGGTCCCATTTCCCCGGACCGAGCTTTATACAGTGACAACACAGATCCGGTAGACACTTCCTTTGGTGCCCGCGGCATAGGCAACGCTCCGGGAATCTTGGGCATTGGTCAAAAAGCTCTTGCATTTTTGTCTGGCGCTCGAGCTGGGGATCGGGCGGTAGGTTCGGTTGATGGCCAAATTATTTACGAACGCACTGACGGAACCACGTACTCGGTAAACCAGTTGGGTTTACCCTACGACACGGTTAGCGCGACCTCTACCGAGGCGGCGACTAGGACTTCCGAACCATCGGACAACATAGATTTTCGTTCTGGATCTGATCAGCCGACTGCCGAGGTTGTTGAAGGGGTTGTTGAAGAGATAAACCCGTGTCCCGAGGGTTACATGATGGACGAAGAGACTAAGGTCTGCGTAATTGATCCGTTTCAGACACCGTTTCCGGTTATTCAACCCCAGCAGCCTGCTGCTCCGCAGGCGTTGTCGCAGTATTCGAGTGTTAGTCCGATTGGTTTGCCGACATTAAACCCTGTACAACAGTCTCCTTTCGTAGTACCAACACCTACGGTGCAACCAATTACAGTTGCACAACAAGGCCTAGCGTCTTTACCGTTTAGAAGTAGCTGATGAATCTAGAAGCTCTCCCCGAGGAAGCATTAAAAGAGATCTTGGCCTTAACGGAGGCCAAGAACCGGCTTGAGTTGCGCAAAGAGGCGTCTGAAAAGTTCATGCCGTTTGCCCACCACGTCTATGAGAACTTCATTGAAGGCGCTCATCACCGAGTTATCGCCGAAAAACTTGAACGTGTTGCACGAGGAGAGATCAAGCGATTGATTATCAACATGCCTCCTCGGCACTCGAAGTCAGAATTTGCATCCTACTTGATGCCTGCTTGGTTTCTAGGTAGAAACCCAAAGTTAAAAATCATTCAGGCCACGCACAACACTGAGTTGGCGGTGCGATTTGGCCGTAAGGTGCGGGATTTGATTGATGATCCAGCGTATAAAGAGATTTTCCCTGACACAAATCTCAAGGAAGACAACAAAGGTGCGGGCAAGTGGGGCACTACAGCGGGTGCGGAGTACTTTGCTGCGGGTGTTGGGGCTGCGATTACTGGCCGTGGTGCGGACTTGCTTATCATTGACGACCCTCACTCGGAACAAGATGCGTTAAGCGAGAACGCTTTCGATAATGCCTACGAGTGGTACACTTCTGGCCCTCGTCAGCGTCTTCAGCCGGGCGGTTCGATCATTTTGGTCATGACCCGTTGGGGTAAAAAGGACTTGACAGGCCGTTTGTTGGCTGCACAGGGCCAAGATGTGATGTCTGATCAGTGGGAGGTTGTGGAGTTTCCTGCGATTTTGCCCTCGGACAAGCCGTTATGGCCTGAGTTCTGGGAAAAAAACGCGCTTCTGTCGATCAAAGCGTCCTTGCCTGTTGGTAAGTGGAACGCGCAGTGGCAGCAGACACCGACGTCTTCTGAGTCCGCGATCATCAAACGTGAGTGGTGGTTGGACTGGGACAAGGAGAAGATCCCGCCTTTGAGCTACATTGTTCAATCGTATGACACGGCGTTTTCTAAAAAGCAGAGCGCCGACTACTCTGCGATTACGACTTGGGGTATCTTCAAGCCTGAAGAGGGTGGCTCAGACAACATAATCCTGCTTGATGCCCGACGCGGGCGGTGGAACTTCCCTGAGTTAAAGGAGGTTGCCTACGAGGAGCACGAGTATTGGGAGCCAGACATGGTTCTGGTCGAGGCCAAGGCGACGGGTACACCTCTTATTGACGAATTGCGGCTTCGTGGTATCCCTGCACTAGGCTTTTCACCGGGCAAGGGGACTGATAAGGTCAGTCGTATGCACATGGTTGCTCCTTTGTTTGAGGCCAATATGGTCTGGGCACCGATGCACGAGAAGTTTGCGGATGAGGTCATTGAGGAAGTAGTTTCATTTCCTAATGGCGAAAACGATGACTTCTGTGATAGTATGACTTTAGCACTCATGCGCTTTAGACAGGGAGGGTTTATCTCTCTGAAGGGCGAAGAGGAAGAAGAACTAGAATGGAGGCCCCGTAAACGGGAGTATTACTGATGGCATTACCACCAAACATGGTCGCATCGGGGCTAGACCTCGACGACACCGCAGGCCTTCCAGAACTAGAGATGGATGTACCTTCACCTGAAATGTTCGAAGGCGGAGCAGAAGTCATTGACGACGGTCAGGGTGGAGCGATTGTTCAGGCTATGGGCATGGCTGAAGAGATGGACCAAGCGGATTTGATTCCGTTTGACGCTAACTTGGCTGAGTTCTTGGAAGACGATACATTGGGTGAGCTCTCAAGTGAGCTACGCAGTATGTACGAAGATGACCTCGAGTCCCGCTCTGAGTGGGAAACGGCTTACGTCAACGGGCTAGACCTGCTTGGCCTAAAGACCGAGGACCGTTCTACACCGTTTGAAGGCGCATCTGGCATTACGCACCCGCTTGTTGCGGAGAGTGTGACCCAGTTCCAAGCCCAAGCGTACAAAGAGCTACTGCCATCGGGTGGTCCAGTTCGCACCACGGTCCTAGGTTTGAAAGACGCGGCCCGCGAGGAGCAGGCTACTCGTGTCAAGGACTTTATGAACTACCAGCTTACGGAAGTTATGGAAGAATACGATCCGGACATGGATCAGATGTTGTTCTATTTACCGTTGTCTGGTTCTACGTTCAAGAAAGTTTACTTCGATCCAACGAGACAGCGGGCGGTATCTAAGTTTATCCCTGCGCAGGATCTGGTTGTACCTTATTCAGCCAGTGATTTGCAGACGGCTAGCCGTGTTACGCATGTTCTACGCATGGACGTCAACGAAGTAGCCAAGATGCAGTATGCTGGGGTTTACCGCGACGTAGACCTGTCTGGGTCCGACGATGTGGAAGAGAACCCTGTTCGTCAGAAGGTTAATGAGCTTGAAGGCTTGTCCAAGAACTACAGCGACGATGTGCTGACTGTTCTGGAGTTCCACGCTGCACTGGATATCGAGGGTTTTGAGGACATTGATCCGGTAACAGGTGAGCCTACGGGTATTAACCTGCCGTACATTGTTACTTTGGATCACTCATCTGGTCAGGTTTTGGCTATTCGCCGCAACTACGATGAGGACGATATCCTGAAGCGCAAGCGTCAGTACTTTGTTCACTACAAGTTTATGCCGGGCCTAGGCTTCTACGGCTTTGGTTTGATCCACATGATTGGTGGACTTGGCCGCGCGGCTACAAGCCTGCTGCGCCAGTTGATCGACGCTGGTACTCTGTCCAACCTTCCTGCTGGATTTAAGGCCCGTGGAGTGCGTGTACGCAACTCTGATGAGCCACTACAGCCCGGAGAGTGGAGAGACATCGACGCGCCAGGTGGAAGCATCAGAGACGCTATCGTACCGCTGCCATACAAAGAGCCGTCCGCGGCCCTTGCGTCAATGCTTGGCGGATTGGTGAACGACGGACGTAGGTTCGTTGCTTTGGCAGACCAGCAGATGGCGGACATGGGTAATGACACCCCTGTCGGCACTACGGTTGCTATGTTGGAGCGGGGCATGAAGGTCATGTCTGCGATCCACAAACGGTTGCACTACGCGCAGAAGACGGAGTTCCGTCTGCTTGCTCGTATCTTTGCCGAAAACTTGCCTCCTATGTATCCCTACGAGGTGGCTGGTGCTCCGGCACAGGTTAAGGGCGAAGACTTTGATGCTCGGGTAGACGTTCTCCCAGTCTCTGACCCGAATATATTCTCGATGTCGCAGCGCGTTACACTGGCCCAGACTCAACTTCAGTTGGCTCAGTCTAACCCTCAGATGCATAATCTGCATGCCGCGTATCGTCGGATGTATCAGGCATTAGAGGTGCAAAACATCGACGAGATCTTGCCTCCGGAACCACAGCCACAGCCACAGGACCCAGCTTCTGAGAATGCGGCCATGCTTGGCGGCATGACTCCGCAGGCGTTCCCGCAGCAGGACCACGATGCGCACATAAATGCGCACGTTTCGCTACTTGAGTTGGGTATCTTGCAGCAGACACCGCCTGTTCTAGCGGCTCTGTTCAGTCACGTATTGCAGCACGTCAACATGAAGGCTCGGACCATGGTTCAGCAAGAAGTTGAGCAGGCTCAGATGCAACAGCAGCAGCAGATGGAAGCTGGTATGGCTCAGATGCAGGTCCTTGCTCAGACAGGCGCTATACGCCCTGAGATCGCTCAACAGCAGATGCAACAGATGCAGATGCAGGGACAGCAGCAACCACAAATGGACCCTGATCAGATCGAGGCCCGCGTTGCACAGGTTGAGACACAGCTTTTGGCTGAAGTTATGCCGATGCTGACATACAAAGGCGAGGGTGCTTCTGAAGAGGATCCGCTGGTTACGATCCGCATGCAAGAACTGTCAATCAAGCAGATGGAAGCGGAGCAGAAATCTCAGATGGACCAAGCCAAGCTACAGCTTGACCAGATGAAGATGCAGCAACAAGCGGCCTCTGACTCAGCTCGACTGGAACTGCAGGAGCAGATTGCGGACGAGCGCAGCGATGTGAACAGAGAGCGCATCGACATGCAGCGTGAGGCAATGGAGCAGCGCAATGCCGCTCAAAGCAGGTAACTTGATGCTACGTCTGCTGCCCGTGCTTGCTCTAGGTGCTTGCACGACAGTGGAAAATCAAACCCCTATGCTTTTCCCTTCAGTGTGTATGGGTGAGGCAACATGTGAGGCCCGAAAGAATGCAGAGACTCTTGCTGACATGGGTTTTCCCGATGCTGGTCTTGTTATTATGTGTGATGACGCTCAGATCAGAGATGTTTTGGAGGTTCAATGCGAACCAAGTGCGTTGCCAGATTCCTGAGCTTGTTCCTATTAGCATGTTCTGCCCACGCTAGTTTTGCGCAGGACGTTGATGGAGACCTGAACACCAACATTGGTGCTGGGTCTAACGTCGATAGCAACAACGTCAACAACACGAACACGAACAGTACAGTGAACAACGGTGGCCAAGGTCCAATGGGAAATCCCGTGCCGACAGCTATGGCACCGACCATGATGGGTGGCGGCGGCAACGATAGTTGCCTGATACCGTCAAGCAAGGGCTTTCAAGTTAGCCTGTTTGGCATGGCTGAAGGTACGATGGAGCAAGATGCTCACTGCAACCGCCGCAAAGATGCTCGCTTGATGGGCGCACCGCAGGCTGTAGGCGGCTTGGGGTTACAGGTGAGTGGTATCTCGGTGATGTGCAGCGACGCCCGTGTGTTCCGCGCTATGGCGCTGGCAAACACACCATGCCCAGTAAATGACGTAGCGACGGGGCGGTTATTGATCGGTCGTCAGGCGTTTGAAAAATACCGTTCAAATCCTCAAGTGTTTGTGGTAGGGTACTCAGCAAATAAGGTGTTCTGGGACACCCTGCTTATGATCGGAAAGGATTTACCTGATGTTGAAACGAGCAATCGCAGCCAGCCTTCTCTGTCTGACAAGTTCCGCCGCCGTAGCGGATCAGACGATAACGAACCTACAGACAACAGCAAACGCGGTGATGGATCAGGTGAGGCTGTCACGGACGCTGGCGACGGGGGCTAGTTACTACGCAGCCAACGGTGGTATTGCACCTGACGGCTCTGTGACACGAGCGCAGTTAAGCGCAACAATGGTGAGCGCATACAATACAGCCATCTCTAATGTGCAGAGCGCATCATACTACAACACTGCCAACCTGCTTGAGGACAACGCAGCGTTGGCACTGGATAACCTGTCTGTTGCCGTTGATAGCTTGGTTGCGGCGACGACTACGTTTGCGGCAGTGAGTGCGGTGGCTGACATGGCTGCGAACGCGGACACTATTTCTGAGCAGCAGCAGCTTCAGGCCACGCTAAACACGTCCGACATGACGATCACAAGTTCAGATGTGAGTGAGTACAACACTGCGCTGGCTGACGTTGAGACCTACGCTCAAGAGGCGGCTGGCTTCTTGGCTGCCTCACAAAGTGTAGAAATCACTTCTGGCACAGATAACTGGGCAAACCAAAACAACTTCCGCATGGATCAGACCGCCACGGCTTCATACACGGCAGCAAACGACCTGCTGATTATGACATTCGTAACGCAAAACGGTAACGGCTATGCGACGGCCAGTGTTGGGGGCTACATGACGGGCAACTTCAAGACTGTAGAGGACATCTACAACGCAGGGATTGCGTATGGCGGATGAAACGGAACTTAAAGTTGGCGGGTTTACATTCAAGGGAGTGTATCTTGCTGCTGCCCTTCCTGTGCTTGGCTCTCTTAGTGGTGGTATTTATTACGGCTACGACGTGGTCAATCGCTTCTGGGGTGTGGAAGGGTCTGTCAACGAGGTTCTCGACGCAACCTCCCGTATCCGTGCATTGGAACAAACCATCGGTGACAACAACGTCGCTGGATTGAATACTCAACTGTCTCAGATTAGTACGCAGATGGTAAATATCCTCGAGCAGCAGAGGACGTTGCTTGACCTTCGAAGCAAAGTCGAACGTGCCGAGCTAATTACGAACGGTATCGACGGCAAGCTAAAACAATTACAAGATGACATCGACAGCACATGGGATGCTATCGACGAACTAGGGAAGCCACTATGAATGATTATGATCTAAACGGTAATGGTGTCTTGGACGCTGACGAACGTGCGCTGATGATGGAAGACCGTCGCATGCGCATTGAGGACGATAACGCCCAGCGCGATCAGTCTCGCAAGATGATCTGGTGGGTGCTGGCAGGTATGCTTGGCTACCCGTTCTTTGTCATTGGTTCCAGCTACCTTGGCCTGACCGCTGCGTCAGACATCTTGGGCAGCATGGCAACCATCTATTTCCCTGCAACCAGCTTGATCTTGGGCGCTTTCTTCGGTGCCAACGCTTATCAGGCTAAAAAGGATTAAGATATGATTGGTCAGCTATTAGGCCCGATAACCAACATCGTCGGCAGCATCGTCCAAGGCAAGATGGAACAGAAGGCTGCGGAAAGTAAGGCCAAGGTCGCCAAGGCGGAGGCCCAAGCGCAGATTATGCTGTCCCAAGCAACGTCTGAAGCTGACTGGGAAAAGGTCATGGCAGAAGGCTCTCGCGATAGCTGGAAAGATGAATGGCTTACGATCTTATTCTCCGTGCCGCTTGTGCTGGCCTTCTGTGGTGAGTGGGGGCGCGATATAGTCGCTGATGGGTTCGTGGCGTTAAATGCTATGCCTGATTACTACCGCTACACGCTTGGTGCCATTGTGAGCGCCAGCTTCGGCATCCGTGGCGCAACGAAATTCTTTGGAAGGAAATGACATGAAACTGACACCTGAACAACTTGGCGCAATGATCCCGACAAACAACGACGTTGAGGCGTGGTGCGAAGAGCTAAACAAGGCGTTGCCTGTTTACGACATCGACACGCCGCAGCGGATCGCCA